TTCAAGCGGCGGCGGCGGAAGCGCCGTTTCAGTCAACGGTGCTCTCATCAGCAGCCCGAATTTTGTCAACAGTGCTTCCGTAACGTTTTCTGTTGTAGGCAGCAACGTGTCTGCATCCGCCGCTGCACAGGTTCAAACGGATTGGAACGCGGCGAGCGGCATCGGTGTGCTGCTCAACAAACCGACGCTGGCAACGGTTGCTACATCTGGTTCATACACTGACCTGTCAGGTCTGCCAACGCTGGCGGCAACCACGACACGCACGGCGCACGAGTTCTTCACGACGTATAACGCCACGACCGGGGCCTTCGGTCAGGCGCAACCTTCAGCGGCTGACCTGAGTGATACGGCAACTTCTGCCGGTTATGTTCTTCGAGCTAACGGCACATCGTTTGTGTCGGCGCAGTTGGGTTATGGCGATCTGTCAGGCACCCCGACGCTGCCGACATTTTCTACAGCGAACCAAGGAATCTTTTGGGGGCCGGGTATCGTGTCCCCGACTGGGCTGGGTGTAAGCAACTACGAATCCCCCGTAGCGAGCGCCAACACCGTTCAGGCGTACCAATTCGTTCTGCTTTTCACGATAACTATTTCGCACATAACCTTTACCTACTACCCCGGTGTTATTGGCAACCATGTTGGCTTCGGTATATACTCGGCTGACGGAACTACGAAGTTAGTTGACACGGGCGCTGTTGCCTTTACCTCCAACACTGGCGGTAGTCAGACCACCACCATCAGTCCAGTAACATTGTCTCCCGGCGTCTATTGGTTTGCCCAAACAGGAGACACAACTACTGCGATTCTTGTTGCTTCTCCGTCGTCTGCGCCGACAACTGACTACAACTATTATTACTGGAATAATGCCTCAGTTCACCCCAAGAGTATAGTCGCGGGGAATGCTTCCACAGGCGGGGCGCTGCCCTCCAGCTTGGGAACCCTCACGGCTGCGTCAAACACGAATAACGTTCACCCAGCTTGGGTAGGATTTGAGTCATAATGACCGAGCGCTGAAGGCAGTCAACGCAGCCCTCTTGGGGGAATTCCAAACAGTTAGCGGAGCAGAATTGACACTCCCCACGCCTGAAGGCAGGGGCTTGCACAAAGCGCCCGGGTCAAGGCTGGAACCCCGTCACACTTTTTGGTAAGGGTGATGGTCAGCGCGCATTTGCGTCAGGAGAAAACTCGTGTTAGTTGACGCGCTGCAAGCACTGTTGACGGCCGATCCTGGAACGGTCGGCTATCTTGGCACGCCGTCGGGGCGGCCGGATAGCACTAACGGCGTCTTCCCGACGCAGGCGCCTGATTCGCCGACAATGCCGTACATCGTGTATTCACAAAATGATGGTAATCCGCTCGCTGAAAACATGACGGGAACGCCGCCGCTGAGACAAGCGCGCTTTATGTTTTCATGCTACGGAAGCACCTACAAGAGCGCTAAGAAGTTGGCTATGGCTGTGAAGACTGTCATGCTAGCCGCATTGCCTACCACGCTTCCCAGCACGCAGGGTGTGTGGTTACGAAGAGAGTCTGATGACAAGATTCCTATAGGCAAAGGTACGATGTTTGTGACCGACCTGACGTTCCTTGTCATCTTCAACGAGACAGCGTAGACCCGTCAAAGTATGCTTCTGTTTCATCGAGTTTAGCAGTAGATTCAAATGTGGTTGCTGTAGATTAAGGAAAGTGTCATGGCGAAGCGCAAGCAGTTGCATGCACCTTCCTGCTCTAAATCAGCCACATAAATCGCAGTACAGGAGAGCACTATTATGCCCGGACCCTTTGTAGGCTTAGGGACGATGTTCGAGTTCGAAGCGACAGGCAACCCTTCGATTCTGATTACTCTTGCAGGCGTCGAGTCTGTCACTTTCAGTGGTGACAAAGTCGCGACCGACAAGACAACCACAATGCTGACAACCAATGGTGTTGACACGTACATCGGCGCAACGAAAGAGCCGGGAACTGTGGACATCAAGGGGTTCTATTACCCCGGTGATGCATCGCAGATCGCGATTGAAACGGTCAAGAATGCTGGCGTTGCTGTTCAGTGCCAAGTGATCTATCCGCTAGCGCTCGGTACGGCGTCCTTTTTGGGCATCGTCGAGAACGTTACGCGCGGACTTCCGCTGGCAAAAGTCTGCCCGCTGGACGTTAAAGTGAAAGTTTCAGGCCCGATTGTATATTCTAATGGCTAGTCTTTTGTTTTCAATAACATTCCGCCGGGTTGCTCCTTCGGATAGGTGGGTTTGATGCTGATACCATCGGCCCACCGCCTTTGTATCAGAAAGGAAGTTGTTTGTGGGAAAGCAAAAATCATTGATTGATATGACGGGCAAAGTGTGCGGGCGCTGGACAGTGTTGCGGCGCTGTTCTCCGCCTGAAACAAACATTGGACCTTCGTGTGCTTACTGGCTTTGCAGGTGCGAGTGTAATGTTGAGAAGCCTGTAGCTGGCAGTAACCTTCGGAATGGAACAGCTGGCTGTGCTTCATGCAGTCACAAGCTTCCTCATCCGTGGAAACGAATTCGCCCGTTTGAATCACTGTTCAACCACATGTGTCGGGGAGCGGCGGCTGTCCCTCGTCAAGATCGAAAGATTATGAAGCGGGAACGCACGCTGACGTATGAAGAGTTCTTAACGTTCACGGCGCTAGACAAGTGTCATTATTGCTGGTCGCCGATTTTGTGGACGGAGTTTGACATTGCGAAGAACGGAGTTCGCTACAACTTGGACCGCAAGGACAACTCTCGCGGTTATGTGTTGGACAACTTGACGGTGTGCTGCAAAGATTGCAATGCCGCCAAGGGCAGCCGCTATGATTATGAAACGTGGTTTGCAATGACAGAAGTTTTGAGGAATAGAAAGAGGGGGATTTGAGCTATGAAGAAGGAAGAAACAACTGTTCAAAGTATGTGCACCGACTATTTTAACATCGTGATAAACGATGAAGATGCGGCGGGCAATTCAACAAAAAAGATTTGGAAACTCTGTTATGACTACAGGGCAATCGCCAAGATTGAAAAGACTATCGGCCGCGATATCAAGAAAATTGAAGCTTGGAAAGATCTGAGTTCAGGAACCGACTTTCCCGCAATCGTTCACGGTGGTCTGAATCGCTATCATCCCGATGTCACGATTGATCAGGTGCTTGACGTTCTGAATCCGGCAGCGCAGCGCATTCTCAGCGATGAGATATTCTATCTCATGTTCCCTGGGATGCGGGAAGCGCTTGAGAAAAGAGAGGCCGGTACAGAAACTGAAAACCCTCAGACGGCGACTCCAGCCGTTTAGAGGAGCCGCCAGAAACGTGGTTAGACCTGTGGTCAATTGCTCGATATGATCTCGGGCTGGGTTGGGAAGAGTTCGAAGAATGTACACCCTTGATGTTTCATGCACTTTGTGACCGCAAGAGGATACGCTATAAATATGAGCGGCTGGCACATGCGATTACTGCATCTGCTGTGTACAATGTGAACCGCGCTAAAGATTCACCAGTGATTCAGCCGATGGATTTTGTTGTAGAGAAAACGCGAGAGCAAGAGGAGCTGGAAGAGATCAAGAAAATTATCAAGACTGCAATCTCTGCCGCACCGTCCGGAACGTCACGCGAGCAGTTGCTGAAAATGAAAGCGAATGTGATCAAAAGCCTTAATGCTCGCGGGCGCACAGACAGCGAGACCGTATTTGATTCATGTTGGCCATCATTGAAGGAGTAGATTGTGGCAGATATTGACGGTTACGACGAGCTGATGGAGAACCTTAGTGAAGCGCACATAGAGACTGTTTCTGACGCCTTTATTGATGAACTCATTGAGCAAGTTCCTGGCCCGATAGTCGGTGCGATGGAAGACAATTGCCCAGAAGAAACAGGGGAGCTGCGCGATTCTATTGTAGTCGATGCCCACGTAGAAGAAGGACAAGGGGTGATGATCAGAATGGGACCTGATCAAAATATTCACAGTGACAGCAAACTACCGAATGATGTCCTCGCTGGAATATTTGAGCATGGCGGTAGAGTGGGGATTGAAAGGCAGAGAAGTCACAAAAAGCGCACAGCGAAGCAGCACAGAGAAGAAGACACAATTCTGGCGCGGCACTGGATGCGGCAGAGCTGGAACGAATCAAAAGCCGAAACTTTTGATACTGTTATGGCTGCTGTGCAAGAAAAGATTATTGACGGATTGAAAGAGGAATAGTATGGCAGTTGCTGGAACACTTACCGTAAACGTCACTGCTGGTACAAGTGACTTCAAAAGAGATATAGCCGAGGCTACAGGAAGCATAAAAGGATTTGGAGAAGTTCACAGCTCCACGATGCACTCCAGCGTCGGCGGAGTGCGGTTGTTGACCCATGAATTAGGCGTACCATTGCCCCGTGAACTGGCACGGCTGGTTGCGTCTATACCAGCAGTTGGTGCGGCATTCAGTATGATGCTGCCTATCATCGGTGTAGTTGCGGCTGTCGCTGTCATCGGCAAGCTGATCAAGTCTCACGAAGAGGCAAAAGAAAAAGCACTGGAGCAACGTGACGCTTGGAGTGCACTGAACGAAAAGATACAGGACGGCTCTGATCAACTACAAGTTGCAAACGACAAGCTCAACAACGCCATCGCAACCTATGAGGGAAAGCCCAAAAACAATGTGAAGCTGGCGTTGGACGAGGCTGTCGTATCTGCTAACAAGCTATTTATGGGCTTGTCCAATGACATCAGCGAACTGGAGAAGCTGATGGGCAAACAAGATGCGAGCTTGCTCGAAAAGGTATTGGGCGGCTCGGCTGCCGATGACATGCGAGAAGCCCTGGAGACAGTCAAGAGGGTATCCGAAGAAGGCGATGCTGCCGTTCGCGCCGCTCGGGATTCTAATGATGTAAAGAAAGTACAGACCGCCGAAACTCTGGCATGTGCGAACAACCAGAAGGCTCTGAACGACGCTATAAATCACGGCAACGAACTCTATAACAAGGCGAATGAAGCCAAGAAGCAGTACGAAGAAAATCCGTCTGACGAGATGTTCATCAGTATGGGCGCCTTAGATCAAAGGATGGGTAACCTCGGCAACACTGTCAAGATACTTCACAGTCGTCTAGATGAGGCAAAGGTCGGGGGAGATCATCTCGCAGCGAGCTTAACGGTAGCCTTGGAAGACCCAGCCCATTCTGCTCACAACTTAGCGGAAGCGATAGCGAAATTAGCTAGAGACAACAAGAGCATCGTCAGTGAGATGAAGACCTCCTGGGAAGACCTTTTTGAATCGTACAGTGGCGACCGTAAAGAGGCTAAAAAATATAGTGAAGAGGCTGCTAAAGCAGACGAGGAAGAAATCTCACACATCCGTGAGACGAATGAAGAAAATAAGAAAACAGCATCAAGCCTGCAGGCTGTAGCAAAATCAAAACACGAAGTTGCTATGATTCACATCGACGATGATGTAAAGTCCGGCAATACATCCAAGATTGACGAGCAAGCCGAGAAGAAAAAGATTCTTGAAGGGGAGCATCAGGACCTTGTGGATGCTCATGCGTCTGACATTGCAGAAGAGCAGCGCTACGTCGACGCACTGAACGCAGCAGCACAATTGATGCCTGATGGTGAAGCAAGAATAAAAGCACTCCATGATGTTACAGAAGCACAAAGTCAGCTCAACGAGATGAATGCGAAATACAATATTGAGTTAGCAAAAAATGAGAGTGCACAGAAATCTTGCGATATAGAGCAGAAGCGATTGAGTGGCGACTTCAAGCAGTGGATTAAAGACATGCAGCACGATATGCCGTCTACCACAGCAATGCTGGAAAAAGATTTCTCTAAAGCATTCGACGGCATGAATTCTGCGATGGCGAAGACGCTTGTCGAGGGTAAGAATTTCGGCAAGGCAATGAAGCAGGTCGGAGCAGAACTCTTAGAAAGCGTCATCGAGCAAGAACTGAAGAAGCTTGAAGTTTATCTCTTGTCACTCATTCATAAAAAATCGGCTACTGTTGCTGGAGATGCTGCACAGATTGCAGCGGCAACGGCAACGGCGGCGGCAATAAAGCCGACTCTCGCTTCTATGTCGGCCGTGGCCGCTTTTGAATCCGTGATGGAAGCGGAACCATATCCCGACAACACGCTTGACGCACCACTACAAGCTGTGATAGCTTTTGGAGAAGCGATGGCCTTCGCTAAAGGCGGACTTGTTCCCGGCTACGGTAACTATGATTCAGTGCCCGCAATGCTGACTCCCGGTGAATCAGTTGTGACCAAAGCACTGACGCAACAGGTTGAAAACTCTCAGGGCGGAAGCAGCAATCAAGGGCACACGGTGCACATTCACATGGGTGATGTCCATGCGGTAGACGCTAAGGGCTTCGACGGCCTGCTAGAAAAGCATGCGGCTGTTGTAGGCAAGCATGTTCAGTCACAGATGCGCCGTATGCATCGAAAGGTTAACTAATATGACCATGCCAATCATGCCCACCATGCCAATGAGTATGGCGAAGGGGCTGCATAAGTCGCCGACCTTCAACACCGTATTTCAGAAGACTGTCGCTAACAGAAGCAATGCTTCTGTCAGCCTGCAGCCCTATGCGACATGGGACTTCGAGTTCGATATGGATGCGATTCAGGGCAACGAAGCCTCGGTCAGTTCTGTGCTCGCCCAGTTCTTCGGTTTGTTCTGTGCTTGTCAGGGCCGCAACAGTCTATTCTTGTTCACTGACCCTCAGGACAATACGGTAAGCTTTACAAACTCCGGGATGTTGGATGTTACATCTGGCAGCAGCACACCGATGGGAACTGTCGGCAACGGCGTGAGCACTAAGTTTCAGCTTGCACGCTCTATCGGCGGATTAGTCGTCAACGACATCATTCAGAATCTGAACGGTACGCCACAGATTTTCGTGAATGGTGTTCAGACACATGCCTTCTCTATTTCCTCTACAGGAGTTGTCACCTTCACGGCAGCGCCGACGAATGCCTATACACTCACATGGCAAGGCAGTTTCTACTATGCGTGTCGCTTCTCAGACGACACGGTTGACGCAGTCCGCATTTATACATGCAATAATGGCACCGACCTCTGGAACGTGACAAGTATCAAGTTTGCTTCGGAGTCCGTATGAAGCGCCTAATGCCGAGCACGCTCATCAGTTGGCTTGCCGCGAATCCGAACTGCACGAAGGCTGACTGCTTTGCAATCACCCTGCCGACCGGCACCACGGTGTACGCCACCGAAGGGCAGTTCTCTATCACTATTCCATCAGGCACGCCTGGCTGGTCGGGCGCAACTACGACCTTCCATGCAACTGAGTATGGCCGCTGGGAGCGCGGCGTGATCACGTCAGAGGCTGGCTTCGATTGCAAAGCGAGCACAATGGCGCTGACCTGCATACCACAGCCGACCACGGTTTATCCAGGTCTGACCATCGGGCTGCTCAATGCGGCGCTCAATGGGTTGTTCGATGCCGCAGGCGTGAGTGTTTGGACTGCATACATGCCGCTGGGCAACTATGGCAACGTTAGCAACGGTATCGAGACAAAATTCGTCGGCAACATCACCAAAATTGCTGACATCAACAGGTTAAAGGTTGAGTTCGAGTGTGCTGACCCGTTCTTTCTGATGAATACTAAGGTGCCGAGGCGGCTGTACCAAGCGAACTGTATGTGGTCGTTCTGCGATTCGAACTGCACACTCAACGCCGCCAACTACACAGTCGCGTTCACCGCGAAGACTGGAAGCACACAGAACTTGTTGACGCCGACTGTTGCATTTACAACGATAGGGGCGGGTTGCGTCGCAGGCTATTTCACCCAGGGCGTTGTTAAATGCACGGCGGGCGCGAATGCCGGGCTGTCAACGACGGTCGCGCTGCACGACGCATCAGGAAATCTGGAACTCATGTCGCCGTTCCTACTGCCGGTAGCACCAGGCGATACATTTTCC